TAATATTAAAATTAAAAAAAAAATATTGTAACGAAGATTTATTTAATAAATATGTCAAAAAAGAAATATTTAGTTATATATTATCTTTTCTATCAAAAAAATATGTTATATCAAAAAGATCAATATGCAAAAATTGGCACAAAATATTAACGTGTGATTTTATTAAAAACGCATTGGGTCCATTCAATGAACCATATAATATGTATTATTTAGATTTCATTAAAAATCGCCTACGTGTTATAAGAGTAAATAATAAAAAATGTTATTTGGATTGTCATGATGGGGAAATTATAATAATGAATGATGACTTAGTCGTTGGTAAATATTACTTGGAAAATGTTCTAGGAATTTGTGGAAATTCAGAACTAATTTGTTTCTATAATAATAAAGAAATAATTACAAGTAAATACAATAATAAAATCGTATCTGAAATTAAAAGCGAAAATATTAATGGTATAACAATGGATGATAAATATATATATATACTTAAAAATCGCGAGATAATACAATACAATACTGAAGGTACATATATTAAAAGATGGAATATAGAAAAACATAGTTGGTTTTATGTTCATGATAAAATCATTGTAGATAACGATGAGATATATGTATACGGAGAATGTTATGGGTGTATTAAAGTTTATTCAAGCGATGGTAAATTTATTAGGGATATTGGCAGTGGTTATTTTGATCGTAAAACAAGTTTTGACATTTATAAAGATCATATTTATGTACTAGATCTCGAAAAAAAATTATTAAGAGTTTTTACTAAAAATGGAGAAATGATATATTATAAAGAATGTGCATGCAGTACTTGTTATAATTTATTTATTATCGATGATATTTTATACAATTACCAGCATAATATTTACAAATACAAGCTAAAATTTTATTAGTAAACTTAAAAAATTGAAATTATAAAAGAAAGAATAATTTTTAAATATTAACATCACTAAAACTAATATGTCATTTGATATTAAAGATTATGAGAATTATCTATTAATATTAGACACAAGTTTGGATAATTTGAAAAATGCCAAAAATTCACTAATTTTTGACATTAATTTAAGAAACATAGGAAAAATAGTGAAAATATTAAGTGAAAAACGTCTCGAAAAACAAATAAATTTATTTGATATTTATATTAAAAAAGATATATTCAATAATATGATTTCTTTTTTTTCAAAAAAAGACATTATATCAAAAAAAGTAACATGTAAAAATTGGCATAATATGTTAAATTCCTATATTAAAAAAAATATACCAGATTTGTCTAATGAACCCTATAAAATGTTCGATCTCAAATGTCCTGAGATCAAATACATATATGCTAAAAGAATAAATAATAAAATATGTTATTATAATCCTTGTAGTAAAAATATTACTATAAAAAATAGAAAAGGAAAAATTGTTGGGAAGTATAATTTTGGTGGTGTAATTGGTAATATTTTTGGAAATTCAAACATGATATTTTATTATATCAAAAAAACAATAAGAAACGTTAAGGGAGAAATTATAATCAAATTAGATAGTGAAATAATTCATGACATAACAATGGATGATAAAAATATTTATGTCTTGGCAGAAAACGAAATATTTCAATACGATATAAAAGGTGTTCAGATAAAAAAATTAGATATTAAAAGTCATAGTGAATCTAATACTAGTAAAATTTTAGTTGATAATGATGAGATATTTATATGGGGAGATTTGTGTAAAGGTGTTCGAAAATATTCAAAAAAAAATGGCGAATTGATTGGAGTGATTAGTAATTGTTCTCCATGTTACAAAACAAATTTTGATATCTACAAAAATCACATATATCTTTATGATAATAGCACAAATCAGATTAAAGTTTTTTCAAAAAATGGGAAACTAATATTTGGAGAAGGTTATAAGTCCAATTGTACATGCAATAATTTATTTGTTCTTAATAATGAATTATATATTCTTGAAACTAAATTGTATATGTATAAGATAAAATTTCCTCCAAAGTACAAAAATTGAATATTTAATATTTTATCATATGATAGCTATAAATTTTAAACATAATTATGTTATCTATTATTTATAATATCCAAAAATATTTATTTATATTAGAAAAGAATATAAATGAATTAAAAACCATTAAAGATTCCATGATCTTCGATATAAGCACTAAAGAAATATTAAAATAATATTATTTATTAGGGATAATTTTTGTAATAAAAAAAAATTAATGTGATAGGTATGTCGAAAGGGAAATGTTTAGTAATATTTTATCATTTTTACCAAAAAATTATGTAATAACAAAAAGACTAATATCTAAAAATTAATATAAAATGTTAACTAATGATTTATGAGAAAATCATTAGATCAATTCACTAAACCACATAATATGTATTATCTTGGTTGTTTTAATAATAATTTTAAAAATATTACAAAAATAAACAACAAACTATGCGGGTACTATTATGATGGCGAATATGTGAAAATATTAAATGATAAAGGTGAGATAATAAATAAGTGCAAAATCGAGAAAAAAAAACGCTACTAAAATTACTGTAGATGAAGAGAATATAATAACCTATTGTAATAATCATATGATTATTAATAATTTAAATGAGAACAAAATAATTAGGAAAAATGTAGGATGTTTGTGACATGACTATAAATAATAAGATCATTTATGTTTTATCTAATTGTAAAATATCACAATATGATACTAAAGATACATTTATTAGTGAGTGATCAATAGAATTTGGCCCATATAAAATTATTGCAGAAAAAAAAAATATTTATATTGAATAACCTTGGATTTAGTTATTACATAGGCATATATCAAATTGGTGAAAAATGTTCGAAGTACAGGGAGTTACTGGACCAATATTTGATGTTAATGAATATCAAATACATACGATAGACATATATGATAAATTAATTAAAATTTTTATAGTTATGGGAAAAAGTATTTGATTTTAGATATGAAAATAAAGAATATAAAGATTTATTAGTTATAAATGACAGATTATATGTTATTACGGATAAAATATACATATTTACAAGATAAAATTTTTTAAAAATTAGTTCAAAAAAAATATTTTTAAAAAATCATAATATTATTTTTATTTATTTATTTCAGGTAAAATGTATTAATAAAATAAAAAAATTTTTTGTTAATCTTATTAAATATCACATATTTGTGTTGAACATAAAAAAATATACAAAATCGCAATAAATTAGATTAGTTTGATAAAAATTGTTATTATATAAAATTTAGAATAACAAACAAATATCAGAAAAAAAATTGAAAGGGGTAAATACTGACTAGATCTATTAATTAAAAAAAAAATATAAACCTACAGAAGCCTATTAAAATGTTGAAAATAAGATTTAACTTGCTCGATGAGGAAACTATTGATTTGTTATATGAATATACTAAAAAGAAAATAAATAGTGGACTAATTGATATATTTCATAAGAAAAAAAAATTAAAAGATAATATCGGATCAATAATAATATTACAAACAAATATTGAATCAGTTCTTTTATTTTTAAATCATGTTGAAAATTTGTATGAAGATGAAAAATTAAAAGAAAAGGCAAAAAATTTAGTGAATAAAATAAGAAGACACATATTTGAAATAGAAAATAGTAAAGAAATAATAAATTTTTTTACTGAGTATAAAGAATCATCAGAAGATTTAACGGAGGAAGAAAAAAAATATATAGAATTTAAACTCAATAAATATAATAAAAAAAAAGAAATATTAGACATGGAATCAGAAATAAAATCTCTTGAAAATGATTTTTATAGGAATTGTACGAAAAATTCAAAAATATTAATTAATTTTAGCAAAAAAGAATTATTAAAAATACAAAATGGTTTACAAAAAGTACTAGAATCAGAAGAAAAAAACGGAATAAAATATTATAAATTTCCGATTGAAAAATTCATAACTGTTCTAACATTTTGCGATGACGAAGAAATAAGAAAAAAAGTACACAACAATTATTATAATCGTTGTAAAGAAAACGTAAAAATATTGGAAAAACTACTTTACAAAAGATATCAAGTAGCAAAAAATAATGGATATAAAAATTATATAGATTATATTTCAGAAAAAAAAAGAACACAAAATTCAGAATATATTAGAAAATATTTGTATGAGGCTAGTATAAAAATAAATAATGAATATAATAAAAAAATGGAAAAAATATTTAAATTTTCTAAAAATCACAAAAGATATCCTCTTAAAAAAGAGCAACTAGATGATTGGGACACAAGATTCTATTTAAGACTGTATATTAGGGAAAAATATAAGATAGAAATAAACAAAATAAACATATTTTCATTAGAAAATGTCATAAACATAATGTTCCAAACATGTGAAAAAATGTTTGATCTAAAAATAACCGAGATAAAAACAACTAACAAATGGGACAATGACATAAAATTTTACGAAGTATGTGATAATAAAAATGGTAAACTTCTTGGTTATTTCTATATGGATATATTCAAAAGAAAAAACAAAAATAATTCAAATGTGACATTTAAATTAAGATCAAGATCAAATTACGATGAAGATATAGTACCAATAGTAACAATGACGTGTAATTTAGAAAAAAAGAAAAATAAATTAGAAATAACGGAAGTACAATTGTTATTTCATGAATTTGGTCATGTAATACATGCAATGTTAAATACAACAAATATATCCGATTTTGACTCATTTAATGTACCAATGAATTTTCTAGAAGTACCCTCAAAAGTACTTGAATTATGGTGTTATAAATCGAAAATACTTGAATCTATGGTTGAAACTGAATTTGAAAAAAAAATGGTAAAAAAAATAATAAAATTACAAAAAGTTTTGAATATTATAAATTTAAAACGACAGATATTGTATGCAAAATTAGATTTTGAATATCATACACATGATTTTCTTGATGAATCAAAAATTAACACAGGTAAAATATGGTATGATATTAATAATAAAACATATGATCCACTGAATAGTACTAATCCACAAGCAACTATTTGTCATTTAAGCAATTATGGAGGTTGTTATTATGTATATAGTGTGGCTGAAGTTGATGGGATAGAAATATTAAAAAAAATTAAGAAAGAAAAGTATAGTAGAGAAATTTTTAAAAAATTTAGAGAAATATTAGAGTTACCAAGTTTTAATAATTTTGTTGAAATTACTAAAAATTTTATTTATTTATAATATTTAATTTGACAAAACAATAATTAATATAATTTATAAATTTTAATCCGAATATCGTCAATAAAACAAACAATATTATCTTCGACATAAAAACCTCCATTTAGTCCATGATAATTGGGAGATAATAAAATGTTTTCGATTAATGTCAAATCATTAGAAAAAATAGAAATTTTGAATTTTGATCGCAAAAATACAAAATCTTTGGTTGCAAAAATCTTACCACAAACAAGAGTAATCGAAAGATTAATAGGTTGTGTCTCAGAAAATTTAAAAAACTCTGAATGGCAATTATTTGGAATACCATATAATAATATTTTCTTTTCTTCGGGATCAAAAATATAAAGTTTGTCATCACATGTGTCAAAATCAAGATTATCAGAATCAAAAGAAAAACATTTTGGATTAATTTTGTAAATTAAAAATGATTGGGTGTGCGTTTTTTCAATTATTACCTTATAAATTTCATAATCACATGCATAATAGATACATTTTTTGTAAATTTTTAATTTATTAACACGATATAAATTAAAAACGTTCTCGTTTTTGTAATACAATGAAAAATTACTATCACATAATAAATTTTTATACATAATATTATAAGTCATGTAATCATCAAATAATATGGTTGATTTAGTTTTAGTATTTGTGGGTATTTCTTCATTCGAAATAATATTTAGATGTATTTTTTTGCCATACTTCAAATTTAGACATAATATTATCTTATTAATCAAATAGATATTATGACAATTTTCTGGAACAATATTTTCATATAATAATTTTTTTTTATCAAAAGTTCTATATGACATTATAATTTTAGTAATGTCATCATAGAACCACAAATTTAGTAAATTAGTTAATTTGGTGTTCAAATTCATAATAACTAATTATCATATTTATATATAATTAATTCATAAATTTAATTTTTCAAATTTTCAAAATTCGAAAAACGAATAATGAGAATATCCATTGTAATTATTAATAAATAAAGATTATTAAAAAAAATGAAAATTAAAATTCCTGAGAAACACAAAAGAAATATGAAAAATAAAAATGGAAACTGTATTTAGAAAATTAGTGATAATAGATGATTTGTCAAAAACGATATTAAAATATTTAACGAATAGCCAGAATGGCATACTAAACGAAAAATCGGAAAATATAGACACAAACGAGATAATAAAGTATGATCCAAAACTAATGGTAATCACACTAGGTTATCTGGATGAGAATAAGGTGTTTGAAACATGCGCAAAATATGGGAATTTAAAAAATATGAAGTGGTTACATAAAAATAAATATCCAAGTGATTATATGACATTTGCATATGCTGCTCTTGATGGGAATCTTGAAAACATGAAATGGTTATTTAAAAAAAATACACCATACAATAAAGATACATTTTCATACGCAGTCATGAATGGGAAAATAAAAAATATGAAATGGTTATTAAAAAATAAATTCCCATATGATGAAAAAGCATTTGAATACGCTGTCAAAAATGGTAGTCTAAAAAATATGAAATGGTTATTAGAAAAAGGTATACCACGTGACGAATGGACATTTGCACAAGCAGCTAAAAACGGAAACTTGAAAATCATGAAGTGGTTACTCGAAAATAACTTTCCATTTGATAGCTTTACATTTTCATATGCAGCTATGAATGGCAATTTAGATAATATGAAATGGCTAATAGATAACAATTTTCCATATAACGAAATCACTTTTAAATACGCTGCCATAAATGGAGATATAGAAAACATGAAATGGTTACTAGAAAATAGATGTCCATATAATACGCAAGTATTTGCTACGGCAGCACAATGCGGAAATCTAGATTTGATGAAATGGTTATTAGAAAACAAGTTTCCATATTGTAGAATGACCTTTGAAAACGCAGCTAAAAATGGGAATTTGGAAAACATGAAATGGTTACTAAAAAAAAATTTTCCAAATGATAAATGTACATTTGCATATGCAGCTGAAAGAGGGATTCTAGAAAATATGAAATGGATGTTTGAAAATGGATTTTCCCATGACGAATGGGTATTTGCACTTACAGCCAAGAATGGGAATATGGAAAACATGAAATGGTTATTAGAGAATAATTTTCCATATGATTGTAAGACATTTACACATGCAGTTATGAACGGAAATTTGGAAAATATGAAATGGCTTCTAAAAAATAAATTTCCATTTAACGAATATACACTTTCTGAAGCGTATAGGATTGGTGATCAAAAGGTTATTGAATGGTTAATTGAAAATAATTGTCCATGTAGTAACCATATTAGGAAAATATTAGAACTAAAAAAAAAAATAAAATTTATTTATAAAAAATAAATTTAAATAACATTTGGCATTTTCATATGTGACTTGTATAATTTAGAATATGTAAAATAGAAACCGGCTGCCTGCGATTCGCGAAACATTGAGAGTAATGTAATTTCCACATATCTACACACAAGCATGTTTATGGTAATAATATGATCGAAGAATAAATTACGCGAGCGGAGACACTGATTCGAAACGTATCACGAATCGAACTTCAGCGAGTTTCTTATGATGAGAAATTAGGAAAATATAACATGATTATTAGAAAATAATCTTTATCCACAAAAGCGACAAAAAATACAAATTAAATAAAAATAGGAATTTATGTATGAAATCAGAAAATATTAGAATCATATAATAATAAGCAAATGGAAAAAAAAATGAAAATAAAAAAATTAAAATGATTCAATAAAAACATTGCCATACAGATGAATAATATGAGTAAACAGATGAACGATATAATTGAGAGTATTATATTGGGAAATAAGAAAGACTTTGATGAGATAATAATGAGTGAAACATTAAATGAATCAATGGAAGATATTGATGAAGTAATATTAACAATTACAAAATATAAATTAGATTGGATGGAAGAATATATAAAATATGTATATGGAAAATTTTCATTACGTGGAACGAGATTTTATTTTAGAGAAGAAATATTAAGAAAGCTTATCAAAATCTTGCCATCAGAAAAAGTTCTGAAAATAATAGAAATAGCGGAAGAATATCCGGCAATATTCAAACCATATTACAGAGAAACATTAAATGATGCCAAAAAAAAAAACAAAATATATTTGTACGAAAAAATAGCCAAATATCACCCAATCATAATAAAAAAAATGGAAGTAATATTTAAGCAACATGCAGAGATATTCGCGGGATTAGCAAAAGGTCA